AAAAAGTTAATTCATATGTAAATAGTGTCGTAAAGGGGTTAATGACACATAAAAATATACCTACCCAAAATCCCATACACATCGCACATTTAAAGAAATAATGCTCTGGTCGGATGCCATCAAATATCTTTGCATAGCACAGGAGTTGTGTTAGGCCATATGAGGCCAAAATAAAATAAAGAAGTTCCACTATTCCTTCTTGCTGTTTTTCTTATTCTCCAACATATAGCTCATCCAATATGGGGAATAATTATAGCCTGGGCGGATACTGCCTTTCTCTGCGGCTTGTGGTACTTCCCCCAAATCTGTCGAGTCTAAATCAGTTGGATCCGTATAATCATCGTTGACCAAATCTTCGTAATCCGACATAAAATCTTCATATGGCTTTTCTTGTTTTAGGAAACCGTCAATATTATAAATTGCCAAATCGATATTACTAGTGTCCACTTCTGTTGATTCAAGAAGAGGTGCCTCTAACGCTCCGTGAACATTTCCCCCCCTGATATAAGATTTGTTTACGAGCCCAAATCTAAAAAGATAGTCAAATAGTCGGGACTGGGATCTATAAACTTCTTCTGTTAAGGTTGATTTCGGGAAAGCAACCACTTTTTTATCCTTTCCTGTCATAATAACTATATCCATTTCAGCATGATCAAATATCATGATATTGCCATCGATAGTCTTTCTGGCTTGTAATTCAAGAGTAATCTGCTGCTTTTGTTTTTCAATAGTTATTGTGCCGGTAATTGCCATTAGCTGTTAAGTTCCTTTACCAATTCTTGGGTCTTTAATACTGCTTCGACCATATCAGAATTTATATCTTGAGTTGCAAACGAATTCAGTTTTTCTACCACCATTTGTGCTGCTTTCTTCATGTGATTATCGCTTGCCAACTCTTCTTTATCTAAAGAATTTAATAATTGATTTTTTAATCTTCCTATTTCTTCATTGAGGTAAACTTTTAACTCTGTAGTGTCTTGGAAAGATGCAATATACAAGCCTAATAAATGTTTTTGTTCAGTCAAGAGATTGTTACCATATTTGTCATTAAATTTCTTAACAAAAGTTTTATATGCTAGTGAAGATATCGGCTTCAAAATGTTTGATTCACTTAATAGTTTTTCGCCACTCATGGATTCTAAAATTTGAGATTCTAATAATACTCTCTGCTTTACTGGTGTTTGGGAGTTAAATATTTGGAAAATAGAGGCGATGTTCTTGTAATTGGGAACAAAGTTGGAAAATACCTCTGATCCAATTTCTTTATTAACTTGATTTATAATCTTTGTTTGTTCTGCGAAAAGAAACTCTTCATCCATAGCTGCCTTCTCCATACGAGTTTCAAAAATAAGCTTTTCTGCAAGATCCCTTCTCATTTCTTTAGTTTCTGCAAGGTTTTTATAAAGAGAAAGATCTTTTGAAAGCAGTGTGTTAGGTGAAAAGTGTTCTTTCAAAATAGAGATAATTTTATTCTTTCTTATTTCTTCTTTTCTTACCACGCACTTTGTTACTTCTCTTATGAGACTTTCGTATATAAAGAGAGTATTTCTTTTTTTATTATGCTTCATTTTCATTTACTATATTCTCCAACTTGCCGATTTGTTCTAATTGTTTTATGAGTCTCTGAGATTCAACTGTTGACTCAAATAGTTCCTTTTCGGTATTCTCTGTATAAATAGTTCGCTCTTCTTGAAATACACCTCTTGCCAACGAACTCATTCCCCCATTGCCCTTCCAGCCAGGAAAGGGGCTTTTTGGCAGAGGAACACCTGCTTGACCATAACGTGTTGAGCGTTTTCGTGCTGCTTGCCCAACCCTCTTATCCCCACCTCTACTTTTTGATGGCACATATTTCTTTCCTTTAGCTTGAGGTTGGAGGCTGGCTTCTGTGTATTTCTTGCCACGATCGTCACGCTTGCCGGCTGCGGGCAGTTCTGGTAAAATTGGTTCTTCCGCCGGGGTCTCGTCTTCTATTTCAACATCTTCACCCGGCTCTCCTATATCAAGATCATCGATATCTAGTCCGGCTTCATCCTCTATATCTAAAGCTGCGGTGTCCGTATCATCATCCAGACTTGGGGGTGCAAAAGTACTGATTTCAGCTTCGGCTGCAATTTCTGTTGCTGCCTCTAAGGCTGCATCATATTGTCTGTCTGTAAATATTTCACGTTGATTTCGTAAGAAGTCTTCATCAGACATAGCAAATATTTTATCCGAAACCCAGCGACGAGAAAAGAAGTTCTCTGTTGCAGAGCCGGCAATATCAAATTTCGCTTTCCAGTGTTCAAGCTCTTGAAGTTCTGCCAATTTGCTAGGATTGTTAAGCGAAAGTTTAAAATTAATTAAATCATCGCCGCGAAACCCTAGAGTATAAAGATGGACAATTCCAATTTTTTCTAATTCTGAAATTACCGATCTTTGCAATCTTTGGATGGTTCTTGCAAAACGTATATCTTTTTGTGCCAAAGTTGTTTTGTCTTCACTACCCTCTTCCCCATGAGTTAGGTATGATGCGGGCACTTTAATCGCCGAGAACAGCTTATCTCTAAGATATTTTACGTCTTCTATCTGGCCTGTATACTGACCTCCTGGTAAATTCTCAATTCGAGAAGCTTCCCCTCCTCGTACTGGAATAAAATAATCTTCTTCTACAGAAAGTGGATTATATCTTAAATCAACACGACCAGTTTCGGCATTTACCACTTGGTTTCTCTTAAAGGATGTAATTGTCTTCTGGATGAATGTTTCTACATCTTGAGGTGCGATATTTCCTACATCAATATAGAAAACTCGACGTTCAGCAGAGCGTGTTATACGATATGCCATCATCGCATCTTCTAAAAGAACTAATTGTCTCCATATCCGGCGGGCTGGTTCAAGAACACTTGTTCCATACGGTGTATATTTATCATTACCAAGCACCCTAAAATGAGCAACTTGCCAATTCTCAAAAGTCATTCCGGAAGAATTCCACTGAAATTGAATATAATTTGGGTTTGTGGGATCTTCCCCTTCCAATCTTTCAACTTCGCGTACAGGAAGTGCGATTGTTGATTTAATTCCAATCTTATCATCAATATCTAAATAAAGCATGAAATCGCCAAATTTACATAGTGAGCGGCACCAGCCAAATAAATTATGATCAACATTCATGATACTGTGATATAGTGTTGATAATGTTGACTTGATTTCCTCGTTAGAACATGCAACATTGAGCATGGGCTGAATGGAGGAGTGTGTTGTCATTTCATCGGCATATATATCTAGAGCAGAAGCGATTTCCGGCATGTATTCCATCTGTTCATAATCAACATATCTTTCTGCTCTATTCTGCTGTGCCATTAACTTGGTGTTCATGACCTCGAATGGCGAATAATTATTTCTGCGAAATGGCTGTCCAGATAGTGACTTAAATTTAGTAGCGTAATTATCTAAGGTACTTCTTTTAATCTTTCTGTTCGCCTGAGTTCTCCAATTAACAATTGGTCCGGAGAATAATCTAGTTAATCGATTAAATAAATCTGAATCTGGATTATTGGGGTTTTTACTTTGATCTGCCATTTTTTATCCTTTATATAACCATGAATATTTTTTGTTTGTTTCTACTTCTCGAAACATTTTATCTTCTAGAGCCTCTTTCTTGTTGTAGCCTGTCATTCCTGGTACTGTAGTGTTAATTTTGGTATTAACTTTTACCATTGAATTAAGACATGCTTTTTTATATTCTATTTCCCTTTTATTGATTGTTAATGCTGTATCTCGGACCCAGCATGCAATAGCTAACGACATTATTAGATCATCGTGATATCCCCTCATTGCCTGAGGGCGCCCGTTTTTCCAAATAAATGTCTTTACCTCATTATAAGCTCGAACAGAGTATATATTAATTAGTTTGTTTCTAATAAACTCTTCAAACTTTGCTACTATCAGCGGGCGTGTTTTGGACGAAGTAGTAAAGCCGGGTACAGCAGTATTGTCTGTCTCTCCTCTATTTGCCTCAACAA